ATCCGATCTTCTACCATCCGTTGTTGTGTCGTGATCGTAAGGATCACATCCAGCCACCATTTCTATTTCGTTTCCTGGGCACTTTCTATTACCCTTCATCTTTATATTATTTCTTCTTTCTTCTGGAGGCAACCAAGATATTCTCCATCTACCAGTAGATCCTGGTTTCCAAAGAACTTTAGTGTCCTTCATCCCATCTTTCCATATAAAGTCACCCTTTACTATTAATCCCTCTGACTCTTCATTATAATCCATTTGTTGATATATTCTTTCTACATCAAAAGGACTGTGTCTGGAGTCACTTCTAAAAGCTTCTTCTACAGTAAACGGTCTTTGTCTTTTTTCTTCAGAAAGCTTAGTTGTATTTTTCTTATAGCCTTCTCTTACGTTTTGAAGATATTCTTTAGCTCCTATATTTTTACCTATAAACCTAGCCTGTTCTTTTGTTGGTGTGTCTACAACAGACATTCCATACTCATCTATAAACCCTTCATACCCATCGTAAGC